TGCTCATAGTGATGATAAGTTTAGTTTTAGATGTGCAGGTACTGTACAAGCAACTTTAGCTGATGGTGTATTAGCACCAGAAACAGATTCAGATGTAGACTTAGGTACAACCTCTTTACGCTTTAAAGATACATTTGTTGATTCTATTACTGTTACTGGTGAAGTAGATGCTGTAACTTTAGACATATCTGGTAACGCTGACATCGATGGTATTACTAACTTAGATGTAGTAGATATTGATGGAGCTGTTGACATGGCTACTACTTTAACACTTGCTGGTAATGCTGACTTCAATGGTGAGTTAGATGTAGATGGTACAACTAATTTAGATGTAGTTGATATAGACGGTGCAGTAGATATGGCTAGTACATTAACTGTAGCTCAAGCTATTAATGGCTCATTAAAAAGATGGACAGCTAAAACTTCTGCATATACTGCAGTAGCTGGTGATAGATTATTAGCTGATACAGCAACAACTGCTGCATTTACTATTACATTACCTTCAGCACCTGCTGTAGGAGATGAGATACATATATTAGATAGTGCTGCCAATTTTGATAACGCTAACTTAACAGTAGCTAGAAATGGTAAAAAAATACAAGGAGCAACTGCTGACTTAACTATTACTACAGAGAATACAGGTATTGGACTTGTGTTTATGTCTGACACTTATGGTTGGAGAATATTAGTAGATGCTTATGATGTAGATCCAACAGAGCTGTAATATGACAACTGAAATTTATAATTCACAAAATAAAGATATTTATGTAGATGAGGCAACGCATAAGTTAGTTATAAAAAAAACTCAAGATACTACTAATATATTAGCACAAAATAAAATAGCTCGTAATCACAGATCATTAGAACAAAAAGGTGAGTTTCAACGTATTGCACAAATACCCTTAATTGCATTACAAATAAAAACTAAAGAACGCTTTGGACATTCTAATTGGCATCAATTACACAAAGAAACACAACGTGAATTAATTAAAGGCATGGTTAATAGTAATGAATTTCAAAACTTTAGGGTTGGAGAGAAACGATTGTAATGGCTTTAAATAACTATTCAAACTTACAAACTTCTATTGCTAATTTTTTAGCACGTGATGATTTAGCTGCAGAGATTGTAGATTTTATTGCATTAACAGAAGCAGACTTTAACCGTAGATTAAGAATACGTGCAATGGAAAACTCTAGTTCTTTTACTATAGATTCTGAACAAGAAACATTACCTACAGGTTTTTTGCAAACAAGAAGTTTTGTTTTAACAACTAACCCTAAAACTGCATTACAATTTATGACTCCGTTTCATCAAGCAGAAACACAAGGTTCAAATGAAAGTGGTAGACCAAGAGCTTATTCTATAGAAGGCACTAACTTTAGATTTAGTCCTAAACCTGATGCTACCTATACAGCTAACATAGTTTTTTATAAAGCCTTTGATACATTAAGTTCATCGGTAGCAACTAATCATATTTTAACTACCCATCCTGATGTTTATCTTTATGGTGCGTTATATTTTGCTAGTACATTTATTCGTGGTATGGATGGACAAACAGTAGCACAATTTAAAGGTCAATACGAAGCTGCACTACAACAAGTAGAAATGGCTGATGAAAAAGACAAATATAATGCTACTCCATTAGTTCAAAGATCAGGTATTAATATTAATAATTTTGATAACGTATAATGCAAGTTCCTTTTGCAGAATGGTTACCTGACCTACCAACTCATTTAAATCCTGGTGCTACAGAAGCTACTAACGTATTTCCTGCAGTAAACAGTTACCGACCATTTAATGACATAGCAGTTACTTCAAGTAATGCTGTTACTGCAAGATGTCAGGGTGCAAGAGCTTTTAAATCAGACAGTGGTGCTATATCTATTTTTGCAGGTGATGCTACTAAGTTATATAAACTAACATCTAACGCTTTTGTAGATGAAAGTGGTGGTACTACGTTTAGTTTTTCTGCTGAGTCCTATTGGGATTTTGCTAGATTTGGTGAAGTAATTATTGCTTTTAATGGTGACGATGCTCCGCAAGCATGGACATTAGATTCATCAACTGACTTTGCTGCATTAGCAGGTTCACCACCAGCATTTAGACATGCTGCAGTTATTGGTAATTTTTTAGTTACAGGCTTTCAACCTGCTGCACAAAACAAAGTACAATGGTCTAGTTTTAATGATCCGACTTCATGGACTGCAGGTGTCAATCAATCTGACTCTGAAGTATTACCTGAAGGTGGAGTTATTACTGGTGTTACTGGTGGACAGTATGGACTAATATTTCAAGAAGATCGTATCACTCGTATGGATTATCGTGGTGGTAATGTTGTGTTCTCATTTAGACGTATAGAAGAAAACAGAGGTGCGGTACAAGGTAAAAACGTAATACAAGTTGGTAACCTAGTGTACTATCTATCAGAAGATGGTTTCTACGTAACTAACGGTACGCAATCACAACCTATTGGTGCAAACAAAGTAGATCGTTTCTTTTATAATGATTTAAAGTTTGAGTTAAGAGAACGTGTTAGAGCTTCTTACGACCATGAAAACAAATTAGTTATGTGGTCATATCCATCAGCTACAGGTACAAACGCTGGCATCCAAAACGATAAGATTATTATTTATCATCTTGCTAGTCAACGATGGTCGTTAGTAGAACTAGATCACGAAGTTATTATTGATTATTTATCACCTGGATTTACATTAGATGAACTAGATGATTATCCTACATCAGGTGCAGATGATTTAGATGCTATTAGCATATCTTTAGATAGTGCAGCATTTATTGGTGGACTGAGAACATTAGGTGTATTTAACACTTCACATTTTCTTGGATCTTTTGGTGGTGATGCTTTAGCAGCATCTATTGGTACTAATGAAACTGAAATATTTCCTATGCATAGATCACTAGTTACACACGTTAGACCTATAGTAGATACAAGTTCTGCTACAGGTACGATAAGTTTTCGTAATAGAGTTGCTGACTCTAGCACGACTTCTAGTGCGTCTAGTATGCACGCTACAGGAACGATACCGTTTCACAAATCAGCAAGATATTTTAAATTTAACTTACAAATACCAGCAGGTACCACTTGGTCAGATGCACAAGGTATTGATGTAGAAGCTATCAAAGAAGGATATAGATAATGGCAATACAAGGAGGTGGTTTTTTAGCACCAAACCCAAACGAAATAGATCAGTAATTTAGACCAATTAATGGATTAAGGCCAGCTCGACCTGGCGGTCAGTTTGTTCAATTTGGTCAACAATCACCAATACCTATTTCTAGTGATCCAATGCCTAACAACAATCCTGGAGCTGGTATTTCACCACAAAGCCCTTATGTTAATGAAAGTTTTGTTCCTGATAACAGTACATTTATTCCTTTACCAGATCCTAGATTTGGAACAGGAGGGTCAAGAATAGGCGATCCTTCTGTGCAACCTACATTAATACAAAATCAAATGTTTCAGCCACCCATGCAACAACCTGTGCAAAATCAAATGCCTGTTGCAAATTCATATTTAGAACAGTTACAACAATCTGCAGGCTTACTTAATGGTCAAATACGAAATGTAGTTCCTCAAAATAGATTTGTGGGAAACCAATTTGAAATGCCTTTTAATTTCAATAATCAAAGTGGATTTGGTAGTACTTATAATCCAAGTAATTTTAATTACACACCACAACCATTTAACCAATACGGTAATGTACCTGTAACTGGTAACATACCGTCTAACGTATCTACTACTACAACTATGAATGATCGTGAAGGTCGAAGTGGTGAACGTGGTTCTTTTGGAAATCAAGATAATATAAGCACTGAATTTGTAGGTAACAGAGGTTATAGAATTGGTGGAGATGGTAGAGTAGAAGAATTAGACCCTGAATCTCTTGATTATAAATTTAATAAATTTGCATTTGATGCACTTAACTTAGCAAAAATAAATCCTCTTAACCCATTAGGATACATAGATAACATGTCACAAAGATTAGATCCTGATATTATGTCACAAATACAAGGTTTTGAATCTAATAATCCACAAAGTTTAACTTTTGGAAAAGGAATAAACCAAGCTATAAATGAAGTTTTTGGTAGTAATTTACAAGGTGCTTTAACTAATAATCCTACAGGCGGTCTTACAGAAACTCAACTACAAGGATTGATAAACACCCCTTCACAAAATTTAAGTTTACCAACGCCAACAACTGTTGCTGATTTGATAGGAATGACTCAAGGTTTAAATACAGGAGGAGGCGGCGGTGGTCGTGAAGGTGGAGCTGGCAGCAGTGGTTCAAATAGAGACGGAACAAGCGGTTGTTTTGTTAAAGGCACTATGATCCAAATGGCTGATGGTACTGAAAAAGAAATAACATCTATTAATGTAGGTGAAGAAATTAAAGGTGGTGTTGTAGAAGCAAAAACTGAATTTATGCCACATAGAGTATATGACTATAAAGGTATTAAAGTTTCTGGATCACATTTAGTTATGGAAGATGATGAAATGGTTACTATTGAAAACAGTAAACATGGTGTTCTCACAGACATAATTGAACCTGTATATGTATTTGAAACATCAGGTAGAAGAATGTGGATTAATAACATTGAGTTTGGTGATTATATGACAGGATCTGATAAACAATGGGAACCTCATGTAGAAGCTATGCGTCAAACAATTAATAGAGAAATTAGAGATGGCAAGTAAGATAGACCTACAATACATCTATCAAAACATTGACTCAAGTGAGGAATTTCAATTAATTGTAGAAGAACTAACTAATCAACTAATACGTTATCACAACGATGAAAATCAGGAGGTTACATCATGGTTTCTAGCTTAGATCAATGTAAGAATTGCGAACATAGTTGTCATTGTGGAAACAATGGTGTCTGTGTAACTTGTAAATGTGCGAATTGTGAACATAATGCTCTAGATGAGTTTCACAAAAATCTTAGTGATGGTTTTAAAGAAAGTGTTGAGTAATGGCTCATACCTACAAAAATGCAAAGGTAGATCTAACTACAACTAATGCTACAGCATTAATTACTGTAGCTAGTGGTACTACTGTTATTGTCAAATCTATCATAATATGCGAAGATAGTAACAATGATGATAGTGTGTCATTAACCATAGTAAATGGTGATGATACGTTTCAGTTTTTAAAAGATGCATTCGTTGGAGCTAAAGCTACTATACAAGGTATGGGTGGACACAACTCTACATTAGTTTTAACTACAGCAGACGTATTAAAAGCAACGGCTACAACAGCTAATAGACTACACGTTATCACAAGTTATTTAGAAATTACATGATCGGCATAGTACAGATACCACAAGAAAATATAGAGTCAGTATGGAACTTAGTAGACGATTCAATCACTAAAGCCCTAGCTTATTCAGGACATCATTATAATACTAATGATGTATTTGAAGCCTGCTCTAAAGGTGATTGTCAACTATGGCTTGGTTGGGATGAGACATCAAAAAACAAATTAAAGGCAGTAGTAGTGACTAGAATCATTATTAGGCCTAATAGCAAAGTAGCTAACATTTTTATCTGTACAGGTAAGAATAGAAAAGACTGGCAAGATGGATTGCACGACATTGAAAAATGGGCTAAAAGTAATAAGTGTACACACTTTGAAACTTATGCAAGACCTGGATGGTCAAAAATATTAAAACAAAAAGGGTTTAAAACAACCCATTATTTACTAGAAAAGAAATTGGAGAAATAAGTATGTCAAGTGGCGGTGGAAATCAAACAACAGTTCAAAGAACAGAGCCTTACGCACCTGCAGAACCCTATCTACAGGATATATTAGGCGAAGCATCTAACATATACCGTAGTGGTGTAGGCAGATCATTCTTTCCTGGTAGCACCGTAGTACCGTTTGCTAATCAAACTCAAGAAGCTCTTAATTTACAACAAGCTGCAGCCTTAGAACAAGCACAAAACTCACCATTACAAGCACAAGCTGCACAGACTTTTGGACAGTTTGCTATGAGTCCACAATCTTCTTATGCAGGTTTAACCCCACAAGCTGATTATTTATCAGGTATTCGTTCAAACATTACCTCTGACGTATTAGGTGATGTACAATCACAGTTTGGTGGTATGGGTAGAACAGGTACCTCACCTATGGCACAACAAGCTGTAGCCAGAGGAGTTACTCAAGGTTATGCACCTATTGCTGCACAGTTAGCTTCACAAGAACGTGGTAGAGAACAATCAGGCATGGAATCAGGTTTTGGTAGACAGTTACAAGCTGCAGGACAATTACCAGGTATTCAACAAGGTATGGACATGCGTAGACAACAAGCTATTGGTCAATTAGGTAGCGTAGGCTCTGCGTATGAAAACTTAGCACAAAGACAATTACAAGATCAAATACAAAGATTTCAATTTGGTCAACAATCACCAATGAATACATTACAACAATATGCTGGACTTATTAGTCCAATAGCAAGTGGTTTTCCAACTTCAAATCAAACAGGGCCAGGTACTCAATCTGGTGGACTGAGTGGTGCTTTTGGTGGAGCCGTAGCAGGTTCTGCATTACCTGGTTATGGTGCTTTAATTGGTGGTGCATTAGGCGGATTAGGATTTTTATAGGAGATAATTATGGCAAGTCAATTTACTAACCCATTTACAAATCCTGGTGGATTTTTCTCATCACAAGAAGGTGGTTTCTTTGCAGCACCTCAAGGTGGTAGAACGCTTACTGGATTATTAGGTGATCCAAGAGTTAACATAGGCCTTGCTATTGCAGGTGGACAACCTATTGGCAAAGCAATCATGGGTGGTGCTTTACAAGCAAACACTTTACAAGAAACTTTTGCTAAACAAAACTTAAAGAAAAAAATAGCAGATGGTACAGCAACTAAACAAGATTATATTGGTTTATATCCTCAATTAGCAGCTAAACAATTATTTGATCCTAAAGTTCCTACAACAAAAGCAGTTACTTTAAAATCAAGTGGAGAACAAGTTTTAAGAACAAACACAGAAATTGCAACAAATCCAGAATTATATAGTCCTGCTGCAACTGGCATGGTAACTAAAGTTGGCCCCGATGGAGGTATAAGTATGATCCCTGCTGCTTTATATGGTTCACAATTAGAAAAAGATAATCAAGCAGATAATTTGTTTGGTGCTACTAAAAATTTAGCAAATTTAGGTAATCGAGCATTAGAAC